GGCAAATGGCAGGGCACAAAACTTCACGAGGAATGAAATCCGAAAACCACAAACGCTATTATAATGGGCATGAAATTAAACCCACTATGTTTGTAAACACTAACGGTAAACAGAAACTCTGTGGTACAGCTAATGACGAACTAATAGTCGATTCAGAAGGCAATCCTATTCCGTTCAGAAATATTAATTGCGATTAATTTTAATTATCTATTGAAGCTATCGGGTTGGGTAACATTGCCAGCAATCTCACGTCCGCGATTATCTACTAGTTCAAATTCTAGTAACATCTTGTCGCGGATATTTGTAATGTGAGCTTGTTCGAATGCTGATATGTGGATAAAAACATCTTTGCCGCCGTCATCGGGTGTTATAAACCCGTACCCCTTTTTAGCGTCAAACCATTTCAATGATCCGTTGATTCTACTCATATGTATAGTGTTCCTTGTTAGTAAAATGATTTTACTACAAATATTTATCAGTATAATGAGTTTTTAAGTGATTTAAACCGACGATAAATTTACTGCTGTAAGTCCTTTAGGACCTTCTTGAGTTTCAAATGTTATTGCTTGACCTTCAACTAGGTCATTCATACCTGCATCTCTTACTGCTGATGTATGTACAAAAATATCTTTACTTCCATCTTCTGGTGTAATGAATCCGTAACCTTTTACGCCATTAAACCATTTTACTTTTCCGTTACTCATAGTCTTTCTTTGTTTCCTTTTGTTTCATTTTAAATTACTACTAAAAACATAGCACAATATTATATTGTACTATGTTCGTTAAGTAGTCTGTTTATTTAGCTTATAGAGAGTTTTTTCGCTCTTGTATCTCTGCTCGTCTTGCCTTTGCCAATTTACCTAAGTTACCTAGAGCCTTACGTGCTCTAGCCGCCGAGGCTTTTACGTTTTTAGTTTCGAACGATTCAGACTCTTTTAAGTAAGCCTCATACGCCGCAACTATTTCATCATGATTTGCCATAAAAATTTCTCCTTGTGTATTAGTATGTACCGGTAATAATATTTGTTTATATGAAAAGTGGCTTTTAAACGTCTAAAATGGCTATTTACTTTGCCATTATATCTTTTTTGGTCTATAAATGTTTGTTACTGCGGTATTATGTTGTGGGCCTGGACCATAATAATATGAACCAACTCCACCTGCAACTCCCTTTGAGTTATAAGGACTTGGAGCCGTTCCTGCCCAGTTATGAGTAACTGATCCGCCTTCTGGATTATTATTTCTCAGTTCAGCCGCGATGGCACTACTACCTTGATTCCCTCCAACAAAGGACATTCGGCACTTACCAACATCATTAGAATAAACAAAACTTACGTGTGAGAAATCCCAATAAGCTATATCTCCACACTTGGCGTCTTTAAAGTCTTTTATTTCTGTCGATTCATAGTCAGCTGTTCTATGTATATGTTTTGCAGTAGCACTTTGAAGAAACTTATATCCTGCATTTTTTAAAACCCAATTAACAAAACCCATACACCATGGTTGTTGATCAGTTTCCCAAACCTCTGAACCGTTTAGTCCTCCAAGGGCATCCCATATCTTTAAAATCTTTGCATTCTGATATTGTTTCTCAGTGTCAGCAGTTCCGTCCGGTTGTTGAAAAACGTGTTTTCCACCAACTGCGCCAAAGTATGGAAGTTTCCTTGATTTACCCATATTAAAAACTTGGCCTTTTTCCAACCACTCTCCTTTTTTAGCTTCTAATAAAATTTGATCTAGTATACCATCAAATGGATGACATATATCTTCGTGTGTTTGTGCTTCTTCTATCTCTTGTGCTGGAGCAACTGATATCTCAGGAGTTGCAACGTGATCTGGTTTCATTTCCGCGGCTGATACAGGATCTATTGGTTCAGCTGGTTCACCTTCATCACTTTCATTTGTTGCAATAAATTTGTTAAGATGAATTACAGCTCTTTCAATTTCTGGTGCTGGAATCGGTACTGGCGGAGGTATATTTGGGTCGCCTGTGAATACGTTAGGTGATCCTTGGCTAGTTGCTGGATTGTCATGTGGCGGAACAACAATATCATCTGCATTAGCATTATCGGCAGTATGATTTACTGTAAGAATATTATGAGCATAAACTTCATTTGAGTGGGCTATTAACCCTCCGTTACCATGTGAGTTAGGATCGCCATTAACTGCTACTAGCAAGTTGTTAGCGAATACATTACTATTCCCTGCTGGGGTAGTCTCTGCGCCGCAGACACGACTATCTGTAATTCTATGTACTGGTATTGTCATACTAGTATTTATTAAGTAATAATACTGGCTTTTGGTGGCGTAATTATGGAAGTTGTTTGTTTAAGATAGCCTTCAGCAAACTCGTGTTTTGTTAAGGCAACTAACGTAATAGCATCGTGTTTAATAGTAAAAGATTTAGTTACATCAGCTGTAAATAGAAACTGCTGTAATCCTATCTTTTGTCCAGTTGCTACAAGGGTTAATGGCATATTAACTTTAATAGCTTTATCATCTTCAGCTTCAAGTTTGCCGACTAGTTCTTCACCAGACTTTAATTTGATAGTAACTACATCATCAATTTTATAAGTTTTTTCAATTAACATTATGTGTCGTTTCTTCCTAATTCACAGTCTTCGTAATATTGTTGGAGTTCTTTAAAGCCTCCTATATACTTACCATGTAAAATAATTTGTGGAGCAGATTTCGGTTGCGCCATTCCATTTAGTTCAAACTCTTCAAATAGTTTACCTACTGTTATATCTTTTCCTATTACTACTTCGTTATATGGAATTTGGGTTTTATCTAATAATGCTTTTGCTTGAACGCAATAAGGACAATTAGGTTTACTGTAAATTACAGAGTTTGTCATAATTTAAAATCTTTCAATGTATCTTCTTCGATGTCGTGTTTGATACCACCGATAATATAACTTTCTACTTCTGTTTCTTGCGGAGCCACTTGCATTCCTGAACTTGACAACCAATGTTGTGTCCAAGGTAGTGGATTTGTATTCAGTGGCCGATCAGAGAATAATGTTTCGTAGCCTAAGGCTTTTAGTCTACGGTTAGCAATATATTCAACGTAAGCGTGTAATAGGCTTTCGTTTAATCCAATAATAGATCCATCTTTAAATAGATAGTTAGTCCAAGCCTTTTCTTCTTCTACACAATTTTTCCACATTTCATAAACGTCAGCTTCACATTCTTTAGCAATCTTTTTCATTTCAGGATCATCTTCACCCTTCATCCAATGTTTAAGAACATGGCTTGTAAGATTTAAATGTGTTGCTTCGTCTCTAGCAATTAATGAAATAATCTTAGCAGAACCTTCCATCATTTTTAATTCACCAAATGCAAACGTACAAGCAAAAGATACATAAAAACGTAAACCTTCTAAGATATTAACATTCATCATTGCAAGAAACATTTTCTTTTTGACATCACGCATTGTACCTTTTTTATTATGAAAATACTTGTTAGCAACTGTAGTAAAATTATCATAATGTTTAGTAACTGTTTCTGCACGTTTTAAAATTTCTTTGTCATCTAAAATTGTATCTAATACTTCTGACGGATTTGCATATACATTTTTCATAATGTGTGTATAAGAACGTGAATGGATTGTTTCAAAAAAGTCCCAAGTAACAATACAACCTTCAAGTTCAGGTAATGATACATAAGGTAAGAAAGCTAACGCTGGTCCTCGACCTTGTACGCTATCCAATAGTGTTTGGTATTTTAAATTAGCAGTAAAGATATGTTTTTGTTCAGGTCTAAAATTTGCATAGTCTGAACGATCCTTTTGTAAACTTACTTCTTCAGGTCGCCAAAAGTAACCCAGCATTGTTTGATTAAGTTTATCAAACTCTGGAAATCTAAATACATCATATCTTTGTGTGTTTTGGTCTTTTCCAAAAAACATATTTTGTTTAGTGAAATCTACCTTGTCTTTATTAAATACTGTCTTTGTCATTATAATCTGTTAATTCATTATGTTGTGTTTATATAACACAACTTTCACAATCTTCTTCTTCTATCTTTTTTGGAGTCTCTGGTTCGTATGAGTTAGGTGTGCTTTCTGATGTTACTTCTACTTCTTCTGGAGTATCTGTTACGTCAACTTTCAGGTCGTATGTATTTTGATAATAAGATGTTTTCCACCCTAGCTTATACGTCATTAGCATATCTTGGATCATTACACTCATTGGTACTTCGTTGTTATCAAAGTGCGTTGGATTGTAACTCCAGTTACCACTAATAGCTTGATCAAAGAACTTCTGCATTATGGCAACAATATTAATGTAACCTTCGTTACTTGGCATATCCCATAATAGAGTATACTGATTTTTTAATAATTGATACTGCGGAACAATTTGCTTAAGAGGCCCTTTTTTTGATTTCTTAATGGACAAGTATCCGCGAGGTGGTTCGATTCCATTTGTTGCATTCGACACAATGGAACTGCTTTCTGATGGCATTTGTGCGGACAAAGTGGAATGCCGTAGGCCGTGCTTCTTAATATCTCTGCGTAAACTATCCCAATCATATTTTAATGTAATACTGCATACTTCATCAAGATCTTTTTTGTAATGATCGATGGGCAGTAGTCCTTCTGCGTATTTAGTACGGTCAAAGTATTCACACTGACCTTTTTCGATTGCTAACTTATTAGACGCAGACAATAGATAATATTGAAATGCTTCTGTTAATTCGTGTACTTTTGTTAATGCTTTTTTATCAGAATATTTTACTTGATTCTTTGCTAGGTAATGTGCTAATCCTATATAGCCAACACCTAAAGATCTACGTGCTTTCGTGCTTATTTCAGCCGCTTTTACAGGGTAGCGTTGATAGTCTATAATTTCATCTAATGATCTAACAGCTAATTCGCATAAGTTTTCTAGTTCTTCTAGTTGATTAATCTTTCCTACATTAATTGCAGATAATATGCATAATGCTATTTCACCATTAGGATCGTCAATGTGTTGTAATGGCTTTGTAGGTAATGTAATTTCTTGACATAGGTTACTCATATAAACAGTATCTTTAAAAGAACTGTGAGTATTACAATGATCAACATTCATTATATAAATGCGTCCTGTTTCTGCACGTTCTTTAATTAGAGATGAAAAAAGATTCATTGCAGGAATTTTATGTTTTCGAAGTGAAGTCTTTCTTTCATACTTTTCATAAAGTTCTTGAAATAAATCTTGGTCACTAAAAAATGCTTCATATAAGTCTGGTACTTCGTGTGGTGAAAATAATGTAATATTTTCTCCTTTAAGTAATCGTTCATACATTAGTTTATTAATTTGAATTGAATAATCTAATTTACGAACTCTATTATCTTCAGTTCCTTTGTTATTTTTTAATACTAAAATATCTTCAATTTCGTAATGCCAAATAGGGAAGTGCGTTGTAGCACTACCTCCACGTACTCCATTTTGAGTACAGCATCTTACAGTTGATTCGAATTTTTTTAGAAAAGGAATCACTCCTGTGTGTGCAACTTCGCCGCCCCGTATTTTAGAGTTAATTGCTCTTATTCTGCCTGCGTTGATTCCTATGCCGGCTCTTTGTGCAGTATATCTACCAATCGACATATCACTAGCGAAAATGCTATCAAGGGTATCGTCACTATCAACAAGGACACACGAAGCAAATTGCCGAACAGGTGTACGGACGCCGGCCATGACTGGCGTTGGGATATTGATTTTAAAAAGTGAGGTCGCATCATAGTATCTCCTTACGTAATTTAAACGATTCTTTTCTGGATACTCAGCAAATAAAGTTGCCGCTATCATCATGTACATAAATTGTGGAGACTCAAAAATTTCTCCATTACTTCTATCTTGACAAAGATACTTGTCTACAATTTGTCTTAAGCCTGCGTAAGTAAAATTTTCATCTCGAGAATGTTTAATATACTTGTCAAGTATTTTAATTTCATCAACAGAATATTTTTCCAGTATACTTTTATCGTATACTTTACGTTCAATATTTTTATTAATCATTTCTTGTAACGTAATTGGTTTAAAATGACCAAATGCTTCTTTATAAATTGGATAGAGTAATAATCTTGCCGCGGCGAATTGATAATTTGGTATGTCTAAGGTAATTAGATCGTTTGCTGACTTAATTAAAATTTCTTGAATTTCTGCTGTACTCATTCCATCGTAGAATTGTATGTTGGCGTTCATCTCAATTTGGGAAGCACTTACATTAGCAAGGTTTTCTACTGCTTCTTCTACTACAAAATGAATTTTATTAATATTTAATGGTACTAGTCTGCCGTCTCTTTTCCGTATGTGTATACCGACGCCGTTTGACATTATGAATTTACTCCTTGTTACGCTTACGTTTAATTATTTGTAAATGATATTGTATTTATTGTAACCGTGGCATCTTGTAAATTCGTTGTGAAATAATTGTAGTGGGTAAGTCGCTATTTTGAACAACCCCGTCATAATTATAGCACAATATTTTATCGTCGACGTATAATGGGTATAATAATTCTTCATTTACATTGTCTATACTGATATGTATCTCAAATTTACAATCTTTAAACTTATCGGTTAACTGTAGCGTGTAACAACTTGCGAGTGTTAATGTAAAATCACAGTACTTATTAACGTCCAATAGCTCCCATGGTGTAGGCCAACTAGTTTGATCCCATGGGTTAGTACTTAATTTACACCGTTTCTTGGTGTTGTAATAGTTAATTACATCTTTGAAAGGATTACTACTTATTTCAAGCCTGGATCTAACTGCTTTCCAGTGCTTTAACTTAATATCATAATCTTCATATAACACTATGACTTATACTTTACCTTAAATAAAAGTGTACCTGTATCAGCACTAGTTAAGTTTTGCATCTCAATGACTATTGTGTCAACTAGTGTGTCGCCACTTTCATCAGTAACAACTGCTCTAAAGCTGATATTGGGTTCATAAAGTGAACTACCTATATACGAGTGATCATCAGTTAAGATAGCTGTACCTAATGATCTGTTAATTAAAATTTCTAATGTTCCTTGTCTAATAGCATCTACCTGTGATGAACGATAAAGGTAATCAATATATACTGTTCGATCGGTATCACCTGGTGCTTTTAGTACTCTAACATATGATGTTTGTTGAACAACATTAAATCTGTAAGAAAATTCCATGTCATAAATTGCAGGCCCTTTAACTTCAGGAATATATGGGTGAGTTATTAATGATTGATCAAATGCTAACTGCTGTGTTCTGCTAAAGAAGTCACCTGCTGAAACATTACTTAAGGCCGTACCTTCAGAAAATTCAATTACTGCATAAAGAGCCGCGGCTTCTGTACCACCATCGTTACCTACATCAACATAAACGTTATTATCACTAGTATTATAATTACCTGTGTGTATCCAAATAGCACTTCTATCAATATCTTGGAATTTGCTATTTTGAATAACGTTATGTATTGGACCATCAGCCATCCCTGGGTTGTTTATTACTGTATTTTCACCAAGCACAAATCCATATCCTAATGTTTCAAATATACATTTGTCCCATAAGTTATTTTCTATATCATAATCAGATTCAACAGCTCTTGCAAATCCTTGAATTTGTACATTCCTAAACGTATTTCTTATTGTATTAACTGCCGTACTTAAACATGACATTCTAATACCTATTTGATCAGCAAGGTGAGTTGCACCGCTTGTCCATATACCTGTAATAAGTATGTCTTCAAAAATACTTTCACGACAACTTTGTAATTTTAATCCTACATTAGTAGAATTATGTTTTAAAGTCATTCCTTTAAGATGAATACGTCTTGCTTGGTTTAATGTTGTGCTTGTAGCATCTAATGCCGGTGATCCTGGAGTACTTGCACTATTAACAGTTTCAAAGATTGGAGCATTTGCTGTTTGTGTTATAATAACTTTATCTGCACCAGCACCAATAATACTTGCGTGTGGTGGAATTTTAATACTATCTGAAAGTGTATAATCGCCAGCATCTATTGAAAGCACTACTCTACTAGCTGTACTTCCTTTTGTTGCTGTATTAATATATAATTGGTCAATAGCTTGTTGTAATTTTGTAGTACAATCAAGACCGTCACCTATAACTCCAAAGCTCTTAACATTAACTTTTTCGTCTAGTCTATCTTGTAAAGTTCTAGAAACAGGTGTTGTAGCTGTAGTACCTGTTAACATTGTTGTATCGTTTTTTAGATACGTATATTGATCAGCAAACGTAAACAAATTATCGTGTTCTGTCAATACTTTAGAATTACCTACTGCTGGAGACCCTTCAGATACTGACCCATTACCTATGTAAAGTTCACGAGTATCCACTGCCCAGCCTAGTTCACCACCAGCTAATTGTGGTACACCAGAACCAGTAAGCTTCTGTCCGCGTCTAATTTGTATTCGGCTAATCTGTACTATTGCCACGTTTCAACTCCTTGTTTTATATATTTATGCGAAACGGTCGTAGTACTGGTACACCCTATCCCACCATTTAGACTCCCAATGCTTAAATGTGTCAGGATAAATGTCAAATTGCTGATATGTAAGGTCTCTGCAACACATAAAGACGTGTCCTTCTTGTATTTTAGTACCATATAATTCGTTATGTGCCAATGCGTAGGCTACTAATTGCATTTTATAATCATCAACCCACTCTTCTTTTTTAGGCTTGTTAGACTGTTTAAAGTCCATGATGCATTGTCCACCTTTAAAGACGCCTAAGAGGTCTGTAGTGCCTGCATATATCTTAGGATGGTATAATGATACTTCACTACCCCATATTTCGCTCACAAATGATAATGCTTCTTCTCTTATTACTTTTGCCATATCATTTGCTTGTTGACTAAAAGGGTTTGAGCCTGCGTCAGGCCAAGAGCCTGTATCTATATAATCTTCTAGAAACTTGTGCATACGTGTACCAACACTTGCGGCTTCAGTTGTAATTTCGTTTGCTTTTTGTTCACCTACTCTTTTACGCCATTCGTTAAGAGCAGTTTGATCCTTTGTTTTACTTAATATAGTTGTAACACTAGCAACATTATTGCCATCAGGACAAGCGTATAAACGTTTACCGTCTACAGACTCTTTTTTAAGACTTTCATAATCAAATTTCTGTTTAATCAATTTTCGGCTCCATTGTAATATACTCAAATTTGAAGTTAACCACAAAGCACCTTCTTGGTGCTCTACAAGGGTATGTTCCGTGAAATACTTTTCCGTCCATTATAATAACTTTGCCTGGATAAGGATTAAAATGTGAACACATTTGGTTACCATCAGTCTGTGGCATTAATGTATAGGTACAACCATCTGTTGGTTGTCTTCTTTGTTCCTCTGTTATTGTATCAAAAAACATTATCATACTAATTAAATTAGACTGTTGAGTGTGATTATGTATTGCTTGATAGCCTCCATCTTTATATTCAATTGCCCATGCTTCATAAGGCTTTATGTTAATACTATAATTCAAATGTTGTTTTAGTTTTTTGTCTATCCAACCTGTTATATCTAGTTTGAAATTTGGATCAATGCTATATTGTACACGATCAGGATACTCAGACCTTTGAAAGGCGTCGGTAAACACACGTAAATATTCTTTCCAATCAGGATGTTCAGTTTCTATAATAAATTGATTAGTATCTGTATTGTAATAATTATCACAAGTATAGTTTTGATTATCCTTAAGGAATGTTTTCCATTCTGTATTATTTAACTGTGACATTATCTTCCGACTTATCAGCCCATCTATCGTCCCAACCTTCGTCAGGGGTCATGTAGGTAAAATCAAAATCAATAATTACACTTCTTCTAGGAGCCTTAGTTGGGTATACTCCATGGAATACTCTACCATCAAATATAATACATTGTCCTGGGTTAGGTGCAAAGTTATTAACAATCATTTCGTTACCACCACCTGGCATTATTGAATACAACATACCGTATTGTCCAACTATTCTATTATTGCCATCACTTCCAATTATAACATCAGAGTCTTTTGATTGTGACCATAATGGAGGTTGTGTATCTAAATGTACAACCATACTAATTAATGTTGGACCATGGCAATGTAAATGTTGATACCCTCCGTCTTCATATAATATAGCCCATGATTGATTTACTTTTATATCTTTAACTGGTATGTGTTTTTCTATGCATAACTGGTTGAACCATTCATCTATTTTATATTTTTTTACTTGTTCAGTTGTATCAAATTGCCAACCATTAAATATTGTTTTGTAAGAACTTTGATCAGGACCTTTGTCTACAAATAGTTCTTCTAATTTTTTCCAATCAGGATAGTATGTTTCTGCTATCCAAAGGTTCATTGAAGATTGTAGTTGAAAGTGTGGCACAATTAATCCTTTTTATTAAATCTAGAATTAGGATTGTCTTTTGATGTAGGTGGTTCTGTTGTAGGTTGCCTAGGAGTTATGTTAAATGGACTACTTAAATCCACGCCTCCCCATGCATCGTTAGACATATAAGGATCTACTTGTGAATTAATATCTTCTTCACCATGCACTACTTTTACTTCTGGAATGTAATGCATAAGTGTACGTTCAACACCCATCTTTAAAGTTTGCATTGACATAGCACATCCTGAACAAGCACCAGACATAAAAATAGTTGCTATACCATTAGCATGATCCCACTCCTTTAAACTTATTTCGCCTCCATGCATCGCAACACTTGGTTGTAGTTTGTCTTCTATAATAGTTGCTATTGCAACTTCAATTTCTGCCGCTGTTTTTTCATCTGTCATTTTATTTTCGGAATTACTGCTTTGTCCGTCCTTTCTGTTGTATGAATTTCGTTTTCGTGTAACATTCTACTTTTTATTACTGCTCCGAAATTGATTGTGAATACTATTCTTTCTTCGTCTGTTTTACTTGGTTGTGTTTTATGATTAATCCATCCTGGAAATAAAAGCACGTCGTTTGTATTTACTGAAATTTCTCGCCAGTAGTCATGAATGTTACTATGCTTATCTTCTCTTGAATATGCTACCCATTTATCACGCAGTAAAGATTCAAACATAATATTACCACCATCCTGCGGTTGTTTAACATAAATTGATACTACAACAGACCCAGGACCATGTTCATGTGGTTTTGTATAACCTCCCCTAGTATGTAGGTTAGCCCAACTTTTAGAAATAAAATATGAGTCGTATGCAACGGCCCATTCATTTAATGCAATTTCTATTTTAGGATGGAGCCATTGTAAAAAAGGAACCATTGAAGGCCAAAAGTGCGGATTGTCGTTATTTCCTGCTGTAGTAATACCGCCACCATCTTCTGAAACACCAGGACCTCCGTGAAGTTTTATATGTTCCTTAAACTTATCAAGGTTAAACCCAGGCTCATAATTATATTTAAATACTATAGTTGGTACTAGTTTTACTTCATTCATTGTACAAAATAATTTAGTGTAAACACTAACCTTTCTTCAATAGAATTATTAGCTTGTGCTCTATGCGATAGCCAACCAGGAAAAATAAGAACATCGTTTGTTTCAATAGCCACTTCACTATAGTAGTCATGCATATTTCCGGGTTTATCTTTTCTCATATAGGAAATCCACTCACGACGAGTAAAGTTTTCAAATTCAACATTCCCACCATTCTTAGGTTGTTTAATATAAATTGATACAACTAAATGAGTAGAGCCGTGATCATGTGTTTTAGTATAACCACCTATTAGATGACTGTTAACCCAACTTTTAGTAATAAAGTATTGAGTCCAATTAAGTTGCCATTCATTTAATGCAAGTTCAACTTTTGGTCTAAGCCAATTTAAAAAAGGTACTAAAAATTCTTGCTCGTGAAGGTTTTCGCCCATACCTGCTGTAGTTAATCCACCTTCACCTTCATAGTTGCCTTGAATTCCAATTCTTTTTAATTGATCTTTAAAAGGATTTAAATCAAAACCTTGCTCATAATTGTATTTCCACATCAAAGTGGGAAGGAATTTATACTCATTCATAACAATAGTATATAACAGTTTTTAAGTTAAGTCAAGTAATTACTGAGCTTTAGCAGTGGCACGTTTTGCCATTTGGTCTACTGTGTCAGTGCCGGAATCGGTTTGGACTTGTGCGTCTGAAGGTGCTTCAACTTTTGTTGCTAGTGTTACACCTTTATCATCAAAGTTTTTAATGTATGCTTGAAGGTCTGGATTAGCATCATAAACTACTTTGAATCCGTCGTAATCAAATTGTGGTTTATCAACGTTACTTAATATTTTATTGAGTGCTTGAAAAGAAAGATAGGCAGGCTGATTTTTATTGTCAGCACCGCCTATCATATTTCTAAAAATTGATATTAATTCTGTCTTAAGGGTTGTCCCTTCTAAGACTTTTTTTTTGAAGTACTCTCCGTACTTAAAATGTTTCCTAGCCTACGTGATCGTTCTACGCTTTCTCTTTTTTCTCTGTCTGCAACTTCTTCTCCGCCTGTAGCAGGTTCACTTGCGCCAAATTCATCATCTACTGGAGCTTCAACACCTGGTTCGCCTTCTGCATCGACAGGCTCCATTGCTGGATCCTCTACCGGAACATCACCTTCTGCTCCTGGCATTGTTTCTGGTCCACCTTCGCCTGTTATGATGGCTACGCCACCTGTAAGTGCTTCACGTGTTCCTTCGAAAGTTGTATATAATTGTTCTAATGCTGGTTTTACAGTACCAATGAATTGTTCACTCATTTCACTGCCTAGTTCGTCACGAATCGCGTCGCCTAATTCTAGCATTGATTCTGTTTGCATTTCTGCTGTGTCTTCCATCCAGCCTGTAATTCTATCAACCATGTCCTTTGCGGCCATTACTAGTTGAGCTGATTCTTCTGCGCCTTCTTTAACTGGTTCTTTTTTCTGTGCTTGGAATTCTTTTGACATTTTAGTATATTCGTTACCTTTAAGTTCTCTTATACCTTTGCCTTTTTTGTCTTTAAGCCATGATGTAAATTCTGTTTCTGGGTCTTTGTCAGCTTCAGTAACCCATTCGTCTCTCTCAGCAATTTCTTTATTGATTGTGTCAAGGAATAATTTACCTTTTTGGTAAGCGTCACTATTATGAACAGTTTCAAAACTCTCATTAGTTTCAACATCTGCTAATTGAGTTCTAAGCCTGTTTCGTGCGTCCTCAAGTTGCGATAGAGTAAAACTTTCTAATTGTAACTTTTGCCCGAAGTTTTTACCAAGACTTTCATTCAACGCATTTGCTGTTAATGGTTTTGATAGTTCATGTATTTTCATATCTTGTATTCCTATCCTAAGTGTTATAGTTATTTATCATCAATCGTCAAAGATATAGTCGTCAAGCTGGCACGTATAATACCATGTTTTGTCTTTTGCTATATCAAATAGTATTAAAGCAGAGTCTTGTCTAACAGGATCTGACGTTTTTTCAATGGTATTTTTGGCATATAAGCTATCCATATAGTACTTTCCTAGCTTTGTATCTAATTCTAGTATTGTATGTAGGTCATCTTGCTTATTTTTAGATACGCAACGAGCATAAGCAATTGCGCCTCTTTTGCTAAATGTATCAGCTATACGTTTACTATCTTTAACATTAAATATTAAATATCCATGTTTAGTACGTCTAATTACAGTATTCTTAATGCGTATGCTGTTACCTTTAGCATAGGGAATAAAGACATCCTGAAGTCCGGATTCCATAATTGCGTCTAATTCTTTTGCTAGTTTAGAAATCTTCATTAGCAACTACCAACGTCAGATTGTTATTGCGTACTTTACTTACCAGTGCTTTTCGGATAAGTCCCTCAATAACGAATTGTTCTCTTTCGGGAAAAGAATGTAAGGGTAATGGATTGTCTAGCTTTTTAAGAACTCTAGCTTCTTCATTACTCATTGCTATTGTAAATTCACCTACGAGGTCATTTATTTTCATTATACTACCTGTCCTGCTGGATTGCCGCCTGCGTCAGCGTCACTGCCAGCTACTTTATCTGCTTTAGCTTTTACTATAGCATCTAATTCATCCTTTTTATAAATGAACCCTTGTGGTTCACCTGTTTTAGGATTTGGGTTTTTTAATGTAACTTCGTCTCCGTCGACGTCTACAATATCAAATTCTTCTTCTTTTCCACCTTGCGTTGGAACTGCTAATTGTGATCCTTTTTTAAGGATTGCTGAGGCTACTTTATCTTGTCCTTTTTGTATTGCCGTGGCCGCCCCTTTTGCCACTTTGGCTCCTACTTGTTGAGCTTTATTTGTATCTTTTCCCATGGCCGCCGCCGCTCCTGCACCTTGTGCCGCCGCTCCGCCCATGGCTTGACCTACTCTGCCGACTGCATTTCCAATTGCTGGAACAATTTCTACAATCTTTGCTTCGTCTATAGGTTTTTTAAATTCGTAAGCTCTCATAATAGTATTTACTCTATTTAATTTTCTTTCTTGTCGGTTTTCTTCTTTTTGCACTTGGCCCACCTTTAGTAATCTTACGTGCTACTCTTTTATGTGGTGGCGTATAACCTTTTGGCTTATTAATAGATTTTCTACGTGATTTTGCTTTACCATATCGTTTTTGTGATAATGGTTTGTTTAATTTTGCAATACGTTTTGAAGTTGCTCCAGTTCGTTTACGTCTACTAGATTTTATTTGTAGAACAGATGATCTTGCTCGTCTGGCTTTCTTCATTGTAATCATACTGCTAATTTTCTTAGCCGCATTACAAGTAGCCGGTTTTGCTACAATACGTCCTTTTCTAGTGCCTGACGTACATCTATATTTCCTAACAACTTTACCTTTAGATCTTCCAAAGATAGGAATAATACCTTCAGTAATAATTTCAGCAATTTTCATTACTTTTTAGCCTTCTTTGGTTTACCAGGTTTAAAACTCTTAACCTTCTTTGGCATAGTTCTTTTTGGTTTAAATGCTCTAAAACTCTTTGGCTTACGTGTTCCTGATGGCTTCCCAGCTTTGTTTAATGCTTGTACTCGTTTAGATGCTGGGTTTGAACGCATTGTTTTCGCTCGTCTACGCATCATTTTAGCGCCGACTCTTGCTCTAGTACGCTTCATTGTAATTCTAGCTTTCATATTAGGTGAAGCAAAGCATTGTGCGATCTTCTTTACAATTCTTCCTTTGCGGCGACCAACAGTACAGCGGAACTTTCGCACCACTTTTTGTCCGGATCTGCCCCAGATTTGCTTCTCGTCTAGATGATTATAGATTTCACGTAACAGCATACGTGTATTTATGTGAATGTAAGATGGATTAGTTAAAATTCATGAGCACAACAACAAGCGTGGAAAGTAAGCCGGCAATTATAGTGCCTGTGGCACCAATAATTACCTTCATCATCGATTTGTTGCCGTGTATAATATCAGTGTGGATATGTTCGACTTTTTCTTCAATTGTAGTTAATCTGCGTTCTAGATTCTCATAGCGTTGGTGGCATAGAGCCACATGAGCTTCTAGATTATCTTTTTCTACGTCTGCTTTTACTATGGCACTTTTCGCCATCTTTATCTCTCCATTCCGTTGTTATCGTGGAAGGGGCCTGTTTTATAATCGCCTGATGTTCTATATTATGTGCCTGGTAAACAGTTAAGAATCTAACAACTTATTCTGTTCACGTTAATATTTATCATTGTGCCAGCTCTTCTTTATCTACTAACTTAAACACAATATTTTGTGCCGTTCCGTTAGTGCGAAAAGCATCACTGTTATTTATTGTAGACTCGTTTAAGTTGTTTATAACTGGAATAAGATCAAAATCATCAGTTAACAGTGATGGAGTTAATGCACCATCACGTTCACTATCAAATTTAAATGTCCAAACATTATGTTCTTCTGCTGGATCATGGTCACTACCAAACTCCCCATTTTCTAAAGTTCGTTTTTCTACAGTAGGCCCTCCATTAAAAAGTGGATTTATTCGCATACTTAATACTTGAAAGAATGTATTCCAATTAGCCTGCTGATTAATTAATAATCTATCATGGCTTCTAAATTTGTTCTGTCCAGTTTGCGTGATATCGACAAGTGTTTTAATTTCTAATGATTCCATAGTTAATTATACTTATCGGTCATAAAAAAAGGGTCCAGTAAAAACTGAACCCTTTTTCGTAGTGTGTTAATAGTGTAGTGTAATTAAGTAATTACGCCGCTACTATAAATTGTCCACCAGCAGTTGCCGTTGCCGCACTAAAATCGATAGATCCAGTTGAACCAACGTCATCACCAAGGTGACGTACTGCACGTTGTAGTGCCGCCGCGTCCCATTGTGATCCGTCAACTACAACGTTTACTAATCCTGCTGTACCTTCTGAATTGTACGCTAGTGGGTTGATTGCTTGTGCTAATGCTTCTAAGGCTTTACCAATTCCGCCTTCACTTGCCATACTTGCCTGACAAGCGATTACGTAAAAACCTAGATTTGCTGTTGAATATAAGGTCTCGTGTGCGTGACCTATTCCTGTTGTTCTTGCTACTCCAGCCATTTTATTTCTCCTATGTTCTCTAATGACCCTGACATACGTTTCTCTTGTATGTTAGTTAATAGTATTTAGTCAATTGGGGGATTTTTGGCTACTTTTTGCTCTGTAATGCTCTTTTTTGGAGTGCTCTGAGCATTGTGATGTATCCTGGACCGGCTTTTACTATGTCATCAAGCATTTTAACAGCCGGTAGGTAGGCTTGAATAAAAGGGGATGGAACACTTTTGCCTTGCTTTGCCATGTCTAAAAACTTTTTAGTACCAACTAAATTACGAGGACCAACAATGTATCTATAAAACATTAATTCTCTATTAGTTGTTGGAACCATATCAGGTGTACTAATACTTGGTTCGTTATCTTTAACCTTACTTGTTTCTAAATCTCTCTGTGAGGCTAACTGTTCTAATGCAGGAATTAAATCACTATTTCGTAGTTTAGCTCTAGCGGCCAGTAATAATTTAGTTACAACTTTCTTTTTATCAAGTGTACTAATGCTGTTAAGATTAACAACATGGCGTCTAATTGCTTTGTAGTCTGAGTTACCAATACGTAGAGCACCCTCTATGTTAAGAAATAATTCTGAATTAGAGCCATTAAAGCCACTTGACACTTGATGTAAGTAACCATTAAGTCTCATAAGAGGTAACGTTGTACGCTGACGAAGTTGCAAAGCCGCCGCCGGATCTTTTAACTTGTTCATTGCTTGTTCGTCACCAGTAACAAAATATATTAAGTTATATAAGTCTGTTGCGTGTATACGGAAGTGACCATAGTTTTGGTTACTTACTGTATTTCTTGCATAGCCATTTGCTATTGGTTTAAATGATGGGAACCTTCTTAATACTTCTAAAACTAATAGAGACAGATAGAGGCGCTCACAACAATCAGTATACGTTAACTGACGTTGGTCACTTGAATTGCGAGTCATTCTCGCTTCATGAATTTCGTCTAAAAACTCTAGTTCCATAACACTTACTTCATATATTTGTCAGCAAAGATATTAATCATATCTCGCGGATCTTTAACTGCTAAAAATGGTGCGAGTCCATCTGATCGTTGAATAGATTTAGTAAACTCAACACGTACAGCAGGTTTAACTTTATCAGTAGTAGCCATCATTCTTAATGTTTTAGCTTGTGGTACTGTAACTTTAAACTTTTTGTCATCGTCTGTTACTACGGTATCTCGTTCAACTGGATTACCTTGCGAGTCTAATATTTTACCTAGTTGGTCAAATATAGTATCGTTTTTAAATCCAGGACCAATACCTCCGTCATCAGCGTCAGCAGGATCAACATCTCTTTTTTGCATAAAGTCAATTTCGCCTGGATCAAAGTCCCCGGTTTCTTTAACAAATTCTTTTGCTCTCATAGTTTTTCCTTCACGTTTAATTGCTCTATTAGCCGCACTAAAATTACCGCGGTTAACTAATTTCATATCACCACCTGGATGAGATAATACATATCCCTCTCCACCTGGTTTGTCACCTATTGTTGCTTGTACATCAGCAGGTTGTTGTTCTAGTTGTTGTACAATATCGTCTTTAACTTTCATAATGCCTGAAACAGTTTGCCATAAAGCATTAACGCCTTGCATATTTGCCTGAAGGTATTCAATAATTTTACCTTGTTTAATTCTACTAACTTTACTTCCACTTAACCATTGTACGAAGTCTTTTCCTAAATTGGTTAAACAATTGTCATCAACACATCTATTTGTATATGTGTATAATATATTAGGAAAGTCACTAACTTTCATGTTACGTAATGTTTCTTGGTTTAATAGAGCATCAATAGCCGCTCCGTTCTTATTAACAATCGCATTTAAATTTTTAATACCAGCACTATCTATCTGTGGAGGGTCTTGTGTAGTTACTGGTGGTAGCACTAACACTTCATTACCTTCAAAAATATCTGCATTTTGTAATGGCCCTTCAGTACCAGCATCGTCTACAACTCTATGAATAACTATTCCTGTTTTACTTCTTCCTACTCGTTTACCTAAGTCGCTGTCTGCTTGTACTTTATACTGTACGGTATTTGGTTTAAAAGTATATGCACCATCAATTAGCTTTGGCTTATTAAAATATAGTAAGTCTCCTTTAAAGTATCCTCTGTGTTTTTTAGGTACAGCTTTTTCATACTCGTCGTATACATCTTTCATGTTACCTGCAAATGCTTTATAACTAGCTGATTTATCACCACCTTTGCCTCTGCTTAATAACATATTCTCTAAGTCATCTCCACTTTGTGATTTGCCATCATATCCTTTTGCGACAAAGCCTGACTTATCTGTAAAGACAAACTTCCCTTTAGGATTACGACCAAATACTACTGCTGGAGAACCATCCCATTTAATTGTAACATTTTTCTCGCCACCTTTAGCCATATTAGATAAAGCTGTTAAGGCACGTTTGGCTCCAGCACTACCTTCCCAGAACACAACATCTTCAGCGTGTTGGATACGTGCTTCCATTTCTTTTACAATATGTTTAAATTCAAAAAATCTCATTACGGTAGCTCAAGCCCATCCTTTTCAAACCACTCTTTAGCATCTGCTACTAGTGCCTCATAATTAGGGTCTGCTTTAATTTTATTATTAATTGATTCTACACTTTGTAAGTCTTTTGCTGATGCAGTTGGACCCATTAAAGTTTTAGAAATGAAGTCTGGATCTTTAGCTTTTTTTGTAGGTTCATTAGTTATTCTATCAACTAATCCATTTGAAGGACTCCACTTAAAGCCTTGTGCTTTAGCAAGTGAGGCAATCATAATCATACGGTGTTGTCCTTTGAAATTACTTTTTGCATCCATACCGCCTAAAGCAAACTTCATAAACTTTTGGTCACCAAACATTAAATCAGTTTGAACAAAGCCTTTTTTAGGATCACCATTGATTGGTGTTTTGAAGTGTACAGAAATTCCTGACTTACGTATCCAATTTTTAGGATCCTCGTCAGGGTAATTTTTAATTACCCAAGCTCGTAGTATACTTACTAAATTATCTTTGTCAACCTTTTCTTTATCAATTGCAACATCTAAGTCACCACTTGTGTCTTTAACACCAGTGCTACCTAGCATATGATTCTTATGGTCTAATTTAGTAATCTTTTCAAGCCAAGAAAGTGTAGGTTTGACATCAGCTTTGTTAATGCGAACTGTTGCTGGTTCGCCTTCAGCATTTTTAAATATATTTCCGCCTTCTTTAAGAATCATCGGAATGTCTCTTTGTTTCAACAATACGATCAATTCCACGTTTAAATTTACGTGGATCACCACTTCGTATACTATTAATAAAGCGTCTTTCTAGTTCAGAAGCTGTATCAGGGTCATAACTCTCAGTAATTCTATTCAATAAATTAATAGAGCTTTCTATCAAATTGTGTCCTGTAGATTGGATTAATGCATCATTATCAGCAGTTCTATGGATGCTATTAAGTTCTTCTAGTATAGATCGGGTACGTTTTTTCATGGTTATCGTTTCCTATACTGTATTTAGTGAGTTTTCATTAAATAAGATGCAGACACGAGACTTGACTTCTTATCAAATAGGTTATATAATAAAACAATGCGGGGTTCGTATAGTGGTAATACCTCAGCCTTCCAAGCTGATGCTGTCGGTTCGATTCCGACACTCCGCTCCATTCTTAGCTAAATATACATAGCATCTAGATAGAAACCTAGTAAAAAGTTCTTTTCTAGGAGCATAAGATGAGTTCAACGTTTCATTTAGCACTTGAAGTGGGGGACATAGATTCTGCCTTAAAGTTTTATGTTGATATGTTAGGATGTGAATCAGCAGATAAAGAACTTCCTAATTGGATTGACATTAACTTCTTCGGTAACGAATTAACCCTTCACGCAAGTGACCCAACTAACAAACCTAAATTTGAAGCACATCATGTAGATAGTATGAACGATGTAATGGTCCCGCACTTTGGGGTGCATCTACGTCGTAAAGACTATAATGATATAAAAAGACGTATAGAAGAAAATAAGATTGGATATCTTCTTAAACCTTTTATACGATTTGAGGGCAAGATGCTTGAACAAGAAACGTTCTTCATTAAAGATCCCCATTGTAATATTTTAGAAATTAAAAGCTACAGCGATAGCGAAGTAACATATCCAGAAACCGAACCTGATATTACAGGACATCCTGAATGGGGATGCCCATAAAAACGCACTAATTAAATAAATACTACTATAACGGAGTAGTAATGTTTAGTGCAAAACTTAAAACAAAAATTAAAGACTTACCTTTTCACGATCAGGCTTTACTCTTTGCAGAGTTAAGCAGGGTTGCTTATTTTACTGAATATCACGCAACACGATTAGCAAAGAAGTTAGGCTTCACTACAGTAGAATATTATAACATCAACGGTGCAGAAGCATATCGCTTTATGAATAAGCACGATATGGTTTTTGCTTGTCGTGGAACTCAACCTAAACAATTTAATGATATTAAAGCAGATGCTAGGTCATGGCCGATCGTATCTGAAACTATAGGACGAGTACATAGTGGCTTTAAAGGTGAAGTCGATAAACTATGGGATAAGATTAGAGAAGATATTGTTAGAGAGCAAAAGACACGTCATCTTTATTTTATTGGACATTCGTTAGGAGCGGCAATGTCAACAATAATGTCAAGTCGTTGTAGAGGTGATCAAATAATTAAACATCCAGTTGCCCTGCATACATTTGGATCACCAAGAGTAGGTTGGAAAAACTATATTAATAACTTTCCAATGGTACATTATCGTTGGGTTAACAATGCAGATATAGTAGCTAGAGTACCTTTTTATTTTATGGGTTATAGGCATCACGGAGTATGTATGTATTTTAATCACTGGGGTAACATAAGAAACATTACAGGATGGCAACGCACTAAAGACGTATGGCGTGGGATCATTAAGGGTATAAAAAACTTAAAGTTTGATTCTGTTGCTGATCATAATCCTAAAGAATATATTAAGCATATAAAGAAATTAAGAGACGGTAAAGAAACACCTCAGCCGTCTTTTATTGATAATTATGCGAGTATGTATGAACGTTAATGTAAGTTGTTTGGAATTATTACATAGTGTATCGTTAATACTATGCCAACCGATACAATTAAGCCCAGCATCATTTTTAGAAAGTCTCGCCCAATAATTGGAAACACATACTTAAACTTATAGTTTTCCATAAGTGTTGAGATAGCAAGTTCACGTCCACATAACAATCCAACAAAGACCCAAGTAGTACTCATTGGTATATCATTATACTCTCTAAAGAACATTAATATAAATGCATAGACTAGATTAATTAATGTTGCTGAACGTACATATCTAGTACCTGTCTTTTCTAAAACAATATGTTGAATCTTTCCTCCACGCTCATAAAATGTATATCCTAAGAATACTATAAACACAACAGATATAAAAAGCATCCATTCAACGGATAATGCTCTAGGAAGGAATACAGCAATATTGGCCATGTCGTGTGATAACCAAGTGTACCATAAGAATGCTGTAGTGGCCCAACTACCAACACGCCAATAAATTTTATGTGTTTCAGGAACCTTATCTGCTTTCTCATCTATGACACGTTCAACTATCAACCATATGGAGTAAGCAACGATGGCCGCTAACGCATAGCCTATAATAGATTTGACTAGCATCTTTTCTAATACAAATGTACTAGCGAATGCAGACAGGACTAAGAAACTTGTTGAAACTGGTACGCCAACTCGTGTTAATAATAAAAGTACAAGTGGAGCAGTAGCATGATACCATCGGACTTCTTGGAATGGTATTTGATTTAAGCGTCCAAAGGATATATCTCCTCCATTAACATACCAGCCATACCATAATGTAAACAGTAAGACTGCCGTTGCTGATAACCAAAGTGTTCGCCAATGAAACCCTGGCTCAGTATTATCTGGATGGTCTGAGTTACAAGCTATCCACGGTCCAAGGGTTTGTACACTATCATTAGCTACAACAGAGTAAGCCGCAAGGATAAATCCTACGACCATATAGAGTAAAGTAAGATCCATAAGTTCTCCTGAATTTTATCTAATTATTACATACTCTTTCAATAAAGTCAAGTTTTTTGTTAATCAATATAAATAGGTGTGCGGAACCCTTTCCACATTAAATTTAGGTGACACTGGAAGAGACTAGGGTATTGCTATTCCTTAAGCATTAGTTTAACAAATAATCGCTATAGGATATTTCGGTGGCATACAAAGTAAAAAGACTAATTTGCAGACTGCGAATGTGGTACGCTGAGTTGCGTGGCCATAAGGGCAGAAGATGGAACTATGAACCATCTCAACACTACATGGGTCGCTCCAAAAAGCACTAATTGAACGTTTTAAACCACTTTTAACACGATATTCTCTTGACCTGATAAGTATGTTTGTGCTATAGTATTCACAATAGCGTTCCTAACTAAAGAGACTTAACATGAAATATACGTAACTCACAATATGATGATAAAGCGAGGCATAGCCCGTATATGAGATTTTAGATAGCGAGCCCCTGGTATCGAAAGACACTAGGGGTTAATCTTTTTTGCTATATACTTTTATATGTTTTTATTTCGTTTAATAAACAGACTTGTAAATTGGTTAACAGAAGCAGACAGAGAACTCAGAGAACAAGGATACATAGTTCACTACCCACCACCAGGTACTTCATGGGGTGCTCCTTATGTCACTTATGTAGGAAAGCCGGAACAAACTAGTATAAATACTGACGACAATGATAGAGCTGGCACCATTTCGGAAAGTAATCCAGGATCTTAAGGATAACGGAAACTACCGAGTCTTTAATGATATCCTTCGCACTTGCGGAGAGTATCCCAACGCTATTTGGTATGGCAAATATAATATAAAAAATATTGTCAATTGGTGTTCCAATGATTATCTAGGAATGGGACAGCATCCAGTTGTTTTAGATTCTATGCGTACTGCACTTGACCAAGTTGGTGCTGGAGCAGGAGGAACTCGCAATATTGCGGGAACAACTCACTATCATGTCGCTTTAGAGCATGAACTGGCGCTTCTGCATAGCAAAGAGTCAGCCTTGCTCTATACATCGGCTTATGTTGCAAACGAATGGACACTAATTTCTCTTGCAAAGATCATTCCAGACATTGAGTTTGTGAGTGATGATAAAAATCACGCTTCCTTAATACAAGGAATACGTAACAGTCGTGCTAAGAAACATATTTTCAAGCATAACGATTTAGAGCAATTAGAAAGCATACTGAAGACCGTCGAAGGTACACCTTGTGTAGTTTTCGAATCCGTGTATAGCATGGATGGGTATACTAGTAAGTTAAATGATATCGTTGATCTAGCCGAAAAGTACAATGCTATTACATATCTCGATGAAGTCCACGCCGTTGGCCTGTATGGTGAAACAGGTGCTGGTTGGTCAGCAAAGCAAGGATCACAGGACCGAATCGATATATTGAATGGCACATTAGGCAAAGCCTTTGGTGTACAGGGCGGAT